GGTCACTAAAAAAAAGGTTGCAGGTCGTTTGGCTATGCGTGGTTATGGTAAAGCAATGAAGGGTAAAAAATAATGGCTAAAAATAAAAAAACAGCAGGATTGCTAGACGATATTTTTGATTTTGGTTTTGGATTGAAATATGACAATGAAATGATTGATCAGGCCGAGAATATAATTGGTAAAGATAAAGAAGATATGTCCCCTGAGGAGAGAGATAAGTTCCGGAAAATATTAGAAGATTTATTAAAGAAAAAAAGAGAAGGAAACGAAGCTCCTGCCACAGGTAAAAGAGGTGGTATGGCTACAAAAACACCAAAAGGAAACAAGATTATAGCGAAAAAACCTAAGGTAGCGGGTAGACTAGCTTCCAGAGGATACGGCAAAGCCTTCAAGGGTAAATAAGAATGCTCCTCAGGGCTCTTAAAACGGGTTTTTCGGAGGTGTTTTAGGTATAGTCATGGCTGAGAAAAGAATTTTACCCCTTCCCCCATATTTACGTTTTTTGTTTGATGTTCCAAGCATCGCTAATGCAGAGATCACGAGTCAAGAAACGCTCATGGCTTTAGATAAAGATAAGGATAAAAAGACCAAGAAGAAAGTGCCAGGGGACAAGGATCAAGGTCCCGAAACTCCCTCTGAGCCACCAAAAGATCCTGATGATGGAAGTTCCTTAGCTGATTTTGCTCAATTTATGGATCGATTACGAAAAGAATCGGGATACGAGCCCACAGAAGCAGATCAAAGTAAGTATGCAAAGAGTATTTTGGAGCGTGTTCAAGAAGATATTAGACTTATGGAGAGTCAAAACCCTGAAGAATATAACAGAATTGTTGAAGAGTTAAAAAGAACTCCAGGCACTTTTACTTATGAAGAGCCCAAAACCACAGAAATTGAAGTAGAAGTAAAGGAAGAAGAGGGAAAAGCACCAGAAATCAAGTATACAGTCGGTGAGCAAGGCAGTTTCATGGATGAATTAGAACGATCCTTTGAATTAAATAAGAAAGTCAAGGATGCTGAAGCAATGTTAGAGTATTTTGAATCCCGGAACATGGATCAAGAAGCAAAGAAACTGAGAAAAGAGATCAATGAATTTAAAAAGAAAAACAATATATAGTTATTTTTATAACAATTATTATATAAAAAATATTTTCATTTCATTTTTTTCACGTAATCAAGTAATGATGTATATATTATATATATATTTCAATACTTTCAGCCATTACCTTTACAATACTTTACCATTACTTCATTACTTTAGGATAAATAGAAATGCTTGAAATTATTGACTTTTGCCCTTTATGTGGTTTAGATATAGAAGAAGAATGTGAATGTAATGGCTAAAAATCACGGTGATATAATAGAACAAGACGGATTGACTAGAAGGCAAAGGTCTTTTGCTCAAATCTTAGTTAAAGAGAATGGTAGGGCTACTCCTACTGAATGCGCTCGTCAGGCAGGATACTCTGAAAAAAGTGCAACTCAGATTGCTTGTAATTTACAAAATCCAAAAATGTTTCCTAAGGTTGTAGAGTATATTGATACTCTTACAAAAGATTATGCACAATCAGCAAAAATAGATTTTATGAAACACGCAAGAGAAATGGCAAGACTTAGAGATTTGGCAATTGAGAAAGATCAATACAGCGCAGCGATTAATGCTGAGTATAGAAGAGGTTTACTTGGTGGGTTTTACGTTGATCGAAAAGAAGTAGTTACTGCTAGTCTTGATAATATGTCTAGGAAAGAATTAAAAGAAAAGTTAGAAAAATATAAACAAGAAAATCAATTGATCCAAGATGCCGAATGGAAAGAGATTGAAAATAATTCTGAAGAAAATTAATTTTATATTTGACAATCCCATAAAGTTAGAATACCAATTTATGTATGGAGTCAGAAAGGAGAGAACACGATACTTTTACAATGAGCAGATTATCAAATGTTAACTTCTCCTCGCTTTTAACTACTAGCAAGTTTGCTCGTTTAAAAGTCTTTTCACTCCATGGTGGATTGGTTTCAGAGGTAGCCTCTAAGTTTTTTACAACCACTTTAAAAAAAGCAAACTTAACTCGCAAAGTGCTAGGCTTGTTCCTCTTCGATCATTAGCAAGTCTAGCACTTCTTATAAAGGAGGTATTTACTATATGAAAAACGAAAATGAAGAACTACACAAGTTCAAAAGGATTCATATACGGACAGAGGCGGATATGGATAAACTATGGAAAACTTATGGTAAGGACTGCTTTCACTTAGGTGATAAGGGTATAATACTAGTTGAACACACAAAAAGGAGAAAAAAATGAAAACATTTAGAGTAATAATGCACAAAGTATTAAAGCAAGAACATATAATTGAAGCTAAAGATTTTGATGAGGTTTTAGCAAAAACAAAAGAAAACCCAGAAGGATCTATTGTTGTAAGAGATTTAGACACAGCAAGATATGATGTTAATGAGATAAAAGAAATAGAGAGAAAGGATATTGGCAAAGATGATTGACGGAGCTGACATCATGATTGATGAAGATGATCTGGATGAGAAATTACAAGAAGTAATTACTCATTTTTTTCCTGATGCTGAAATCGATCAATCAGATGATTTAATCATGAAAAGATATGAGGATATTAAATTACAATTGGTTGATCTGATAATGGATATCTGGGATGAAAAAAACTAAATACAAAGTTTATGTTTATGAAGCATATTCTAAAATGTATGAAGTAGAAGCAGATAGTGAAATTAGTGCTATTGTTGAGATTGAACGCAACGGGGAGAGAATGAATGAAATACAAATAGCAGGAAAGATAAAAAAACAAATATTACCAAAGAAAACTAAGATAGAAGAATTTAGAATAGAGGAGGTTGTAGTATAATGATTTTACGTTGGTTGTTAGAAAAATTAGCGAAGTTTGTTGAAAAAATAACATAATAATATATAGAATAATTAATTCCCACTTTAACGAGCCCTCCTAAATATTGGAGGGCTTTTTTATTTGACATTTTAAAAAAAATATTCCTATAATCTCCTAATAAATATATATGGAGAGAAACATGAAACTTAATCAAACATTAAGAACTCAGATACTTGACGAGCATGGTCGTATCTACTTACAAACAAAAACTGATGAGAGAAAAAAATTAGATGAGGAAGTAGAAACTTTTAAATCTTTGCGTTTGGCTTCTCATGAGATTGTTAAAAAAATGTGTTATGAAGTTTTTGGTGATCAGGATTTAGCAACTTTGCGAAAATTTGGATTAACAACTACACGACATAATTTTAATGCAGAAACAACTTTCGACATAGAGCAAGATGAAGATACTTATTTGGATGGCGTTAAACATACGACTAAAGTAAAAAAGCCTTATTATCATAATTGGAAAAATAGCCCAATTAGTTTTGAATTAGATAGTAAGTATTTAGCTTGTTTATACTTTGATAATTTTCTAAAAGGTGGTGTAAATCCTTTACTCATTTGTGAAAAAGATGATATGCAAAATTTTGTCAAAGAGAGAACTTATTATAAAAATTATACTGAGGTGCATAGACACGCTACATATAGTATGGGAAAGTATCCTGAAAGAGAAAGTTATAATTATGACTCGAATGAAAATCCTTTTGCATTAGAAATACCTGATGCCAAAAATGATAAGATGAGGTTTAAAATTAGAACTAAAAAGGAAAATGATATTTTATGTGAATTTCAGTCTCAGAAAAATATTATGTATCAAGCTTTGAGAAAGTATTGCAAAAAGTATTTTGAGGTGCAAACAATCATGAAAGAGTATTTAAAAACTTGTAAGACTACTGATGATGTCAAAAAAGTTTGGGAAGACTTTAATCCAAGTATTCTCAAACCTGACATGGGAACAAGTGTTGGAAATAATATTATGGTTATGATGACACAATTAAAATCATTTCATTCAGATAGGTTAGCTAATGTTTAATTTAAATATTAGAGAAGTGCATTATGACATGGGTGAAAGCAGTAGTGCTTGTTGCCCTATTGCCTTAGCTTTTGTAGAAAAGTTTTTAGGAACTCATCCCTCAGCAACTTCAGTATGGAAAAAAAATGGTGTCCCCTTGATGAGAGGGGACGTCATACAAGTAAGATCAAGCTACACAAGGTTTTGGCATCCAGAAAAAGAAAAGGTATATGAGTATATACATGATGAGCCAATTCAGGACTTTATTGAAAAGTTTGATACTTGGTATGATTGTAGCCAACATCCAATTGATAAGCCTGATGAGATTACCTTAACTTTTAAAAAACCTTGGGCAGTGTTTGATACGAAAAAAACACTTTATCAATACTATAATTCCTATAACATCCCAGAATAGAATGGAGAAACTAAATATGGAAAATGAATACAGCTATGAGCATTTACTACAAACTTGTGATATTTCAAAAAAAGATAGAGAAACTTATTTTAATTATCTTGAGAAGTTTTTTGAAATTACAGGGGAGTGTGATGATTTTCATGAAAAAAATATTTTTAATAAAGAAACTAAAAGAATTGCTAATATGGTAAGTGAATTATCAGATACCATTAAAGGTGAACTTTGGAGAGAATTAGAAAGACAATCCCAAGCCATGCATTGTATCTATGAAAAGGAAAGATTAGATATTATTAGAAATAAAAATGGTGAAATTATTTCATGAGTGAAAACATTTACAGGATATACATTGAATGCTCTGGTGGTTTGCATACGTTAATCACCGAGCATGATTTTGATAATTACTATCATAGTGATTATTTTGTTAGAAAAGCTATTGATAGTTTTGGTAGTCAATGGGGAAGTTATCCTGATAAATGTAAATATAGATTAGAAGATGATAAAAAATGGAAAGAAGTGAGGGTTAAAGATTATGTCTTTTGAGAAAAAAGAAAATTGGGTTGCATGGAGTTATGATGTTATGACTTGTGATGTAGCTGATGACATTATTTCTGAGATTAATTTATTATTAAAGGATAAAGGAATTGAGATCAGTAGTCATTTTGATGATGAACAAGAGGATTGGGATTATAAATTAAAATTATGGATCAGGGGGGAAGAATGATTTTATATATTGTATTGAACATTATCCTAATATTTATTATATTCTTAGGAGTTAAA